GAATGTGCTAGTCAGCTGTATGAAAAAATAATAGAGTGGGAGAAAGAATTATGAGTAGTAGTACAGGAGAGTGGTGTTGTACAGAGTGTGGCTCACACAATGCCTATCAAGAAGACTTTAATGATGATGAAGTAGGACACATTATGGGTTGCCAAGACTGTGGCTACTATGATGTGTATAGAGAAGACGCAGAAACAGGAGAAGTAATCGAGGAATATCAAGGTTACGACCACGATTATGCACAAGAAGATAAGGAGAATAACAAATGAGTAGAGAATATACACGATATGGAGTTAGCGACATTGTAATTAAAAGTGGGATAAAGTTAGCTAAACATGTTGAGGTAAAAGACATTAATGGAAATGTAGTAGATAGTGCTGAAATTTATTTTATAGAAGAGGAAGATGATGAGTGAAATTAAATGGGGTTATATTTATGGTGATGAGTGTGATGAGTTATGGGAACATTTCGGTATGTCAGATAGAAATAAAAATGACCGAATGAAAGTACAATTAATTAGTTTTGAGTCAGAAGATGAGGAGGAAGATGATGAGTAGAGATATAACAGAAGTAATAGATGATTACTGTAGGAGTAAGTATGGTCATACTAATTGGGCATGGTACAACGAGGAGGAACACTTTGGAGTATCAAATGATGTTGCAACATTAGAGGGCAATATTATATTTTATTTCAAACCATATGAGGAGGAAGATGATGACAGTAGTAAAAAGTAATGACAAGGTAGAGAAACCTGAACACTACACAAGGTATAAGATTGAGCCAATAACATTTATTGTTGAGAATGAAATACCTTATTGTGAATCAAACGTAATCAAGTATGTCTGTAGGTGGCAACACAAACACCCAACGAAACAGGGGCAGATAGAGGACTTGAAAAAAGCTAGACAATATTTAGATATACTAATTAAGAAAGCAGAACAGGGGTAGCATGGATATAATAACTATAGATTTTGAAACCTATTATGATAGGGACTACTCTCTATCTAAAATGACAACTGAATCTTACATTAGAGACGAAAGGTTTGAGGTCATTGGGCTGGCGGTTAAGGTAAATGATACACCAACACGTTGGTATAAAAATGTCCATGATGCTCTGGCTTCCGTGGACTTAGGTAATTCTTGTATACTTGCACACAACACAATTTTTGATGGGTCTATACTTTCGTGGCACTACAACATTAATCCTAAGTTTTGGCTAGATACTATGTCTATGGCTAGACCACTTCACAATGCAACTGTAGGTTGCTCGTTGGCTAATCTTTCCTCTATATATAAGGTAGGAAAAAAAGGAACTGAAGTTATCAATGCTTTAGGTAAAAGAGAGAAAGACTTTACTCCTAAAGAACTTGAGGACTATGCGAACTACTGTATTAATGATGTCGAACTAACTTACAAACTCTTTAAGATTCTAGTTAAAGATTTTCCTAAGTCTGAACTTAGGGTTATAGACCAAACAATCAGAATGTACACAGAGCCATACATTGAACTTGACAAAAAACTTTTATGCAGCCACGCAGAGAAGATAAAGTTAGGCAAACATAAACTTGTTGACAGTTTGGCTACTAAAATTGGAGCCTCACCTGAAAGCGTGGAAAAAATTTTGTCCTCTAATAATATGTTCGCAAAAATTTTAAAGAAACTTGGCGTGGAGCCACCGAAAAAAATTTCCGCCACAACAGGTAAAGAGACTTATGCATTTGCAAAGACAGACAAACAGCTTACGTCTCTAAGTCACCACGATAATCCAATCGTACGAGAACTTGTTGGAGCAAGATTGAATGTTAAGTCTACTATTGAACAGACAAGAGCTGAGAACTTAATTAATGTAAGTGATAGAGGTAGATTACCAATCCTTTTAAATTATTATGGGGCTCATACAGGTAGGTTTAGTGGTGGAGATAAACTTAATTTACAGAACTTACCTCGTAATGGGGCTATTCGTAAAGCATTGACAGTACCAAAAGATAAAATGCTAATTGCCTGTGACTCATCACAGATTGAGGCTCGAATGGTTGCATATATAAGCGGACAAAAAGATTTAATACAAGCATTCAAGGAAGGTAGAGATGTATACAGTGAATTTGCTAGTGAGATTTATAATAGGAAGATTACTAAAGAAGATAAACTAGAACGATTTGTAGGCAAGACTTGTATATTAGGACTTGGTTATGGAATGGGAGCAGTAAAATTTAAAGATACCTTGGCATTAGGACAGGGTGGTATGTCAGTAGATATTGATATAAATGAGGCACAAAGAATTGTCAACTTGTATAGACAAAAAAACCATATGATTGTAATTTTCTGGGGAGTGTGTGATTACGCATTGCGTGGGATACTACATAATAGGAAAGGCAGTATACATGATGACATGTTGGAATACGATTCTAGAGGAATCTTATTACCGAATGGACTTCGCATTAGATATCCAAAACTAAGGCGAACAGATAATGGGTTTGAATACATTTCTAACTCAAGAACTTATAAGAAACTACAACTTAATGGTACTCTTGAAGATAAGGAATGGACTAAAATCTATGGAGGAAAAGTGACTGAGAATATAGTACAAGCACTAGCAAGGTTAGTTATATCCGAACAGATGGTAGAACTAGGGAAAACACACAAAGTTTTATTTCAAGTACATGATGAACTAATTTTACTGGCTGATGCTAAAAACTATACAAAGACACAGAAACACGTTGAGACAATAATGTCTACTCCGCCTAGCTGGGCAGGTAATTTGCCTGTTGCATGTGAGAGTGGGGTAGGTAATAACTATGGAGATTGCAAATGACAACAAAAGAAAATGTAATGAAAATATTAGATGAAACAAAAAAAGTAGCAGAAGATAATGATGAAGTGACACATGTTTTTGTTTTGTTAAGAGTAGGTAATTCATATATTAGACATTCAACACAGATGGATGACACTATGAGTGAGTTAGGTAGGATTGATTTATTAAAGCATGATATAATTAATAGAATGAATCAACAATCAAAGTAATGGAAAAACTTACACATAGCTATTCATCTATTAAGATGTTTGAACAATGCCCTAAAAGGTATCTACATCAGAGAATTAACAAAGATGTAAAAGATATGGGAAGTGAGGCTACTATATATGGAGAGAGAGTACACAAGCAACTAGAAAATCGCTTGGCTCTCTCTGAGCCATTACCTAAAGAATCAATTAAGCACGAACAAGTTTGTAATACTATCGAAAAACTTACAGAGAATGCTGACTTGTATTTAGAAGAACAACTGTGCCTTAATGAAAACCTTACACCAACAGGTTGGTATGACAATGACGCATGGTTACGCAGTATCCTAGATGTTCTTATCCTCAAAGATGACACAGCTATTATAATGGATTGGAAAACAGGTAAGAGGCGACCAGATTTTTTTCAGTTAGAACTGTTTGCACTGCAAGTATTCAAGCACTATCCAACTATAAAACATATAAAGTCTAGTTTCGTATGGTTAAAGGAGGGTAAGATAGATACCGAGAACTTTAATCATGTCGATACTAATATAATGTGGACTAATGTTTTGTCAAAAATAGATAAGATTGACCAAGCCTATACATCTAATAACTTCCCAGCAAGACCAAGCGGTTTATGTAGGTATTGCCCAGCCAATAATATTTGCGAATATGCACGAATTTAATACTTGACAACACTGTAAATATCTATAATATGGCTAGTACACCAGAGGGAAAAATTAAAAATAAACTTGACACCATGTTAAAGTCTCTGAAAAACTCTGGAGTGTGGTTTTATTCGCCACAATCAGGGATATATGGTAAGTCAGGTATACCTGATAGAGTTATTGTGGTTTGCGGTAGCTTTATTGGAGTAGAGTGTAAGGCGGACAGGACTAAGAAACCCACCGCCTTACAACTTAAGTGTATGAAAGATATTGAAATGGCTAAAGGTAAATGTTTTGTTGTGTATGATGACAAAACTATTAACCAAGTTAAAACTTACATAGAGAAGATTATAGATGATAGTAGTAGAACAAGCAAAAGCATTAGCACTAAAACCTAAGTTTCCAAATAAAATTTTAGAGACTATACCTCAGTCTAAACCTTTAACTTACAACAACCACAAACTTGTTGTCACACCTCATACCATAGAGTCGGTTCAAATTTTGAAAAAAGTTGGCTTAAATGCTCCTAGCCCTATACTTTATTATTACGATTGGAGTGGGGAGTTTACTCCATACCACCATCAGAAAATGACATCAGCATTTTTAACTATACATGATAAGGCGTTGGTGCTTAATGAAATAGGTACAGGCAAAACTCAATCAGCTTTATGGGCATGCGACTACCTCATGGAAATAGGAAAGATTCGTAAGGTTTTAGTTATCTCACCATTGTCAACTTTAGAAAGAGTATGGGGTGATAGTATATTTAAAAGTTTAAAATATAAAGACCCTAAGAAAGCTGCTGAAACTTATTTTGCAGGACATAGAAATAATACTGATTCTGTATTTAATAGAGAAATATTATCAGAAATATTTACTGGTAATAGAAAAATATCAGGTGCTACTAAAACTAAATATGGTAAAGAGTTTGTTTACACTCCTATTAGTGAACACATTTCACAAGAAAGAAGTTTAAATGGTCCTTATAAATTAGTAGAAGAAGTATTAGAAAAAAATAATTACTTAGTAAATGATGCTGCTAATATATTAACTAATATAGTTAATAAATCTATGAGGTCTATAGCTTTT